AATCCGCCTTTAGTATGGCAAATTCATCTAATATATACTCACCGGCAAATGTAATGCCTTTATTTGGATTACTATTATCCATTAGAGAATGCTGCCTCTAGTTCTCTGGAGATTTGACCAATTAATCGTTGATCAATAGTTTTAATTCTACGTTTAGATTCATTGATCCTAAATTCATATTCATAATTGGTTATAGCTCTTGACAACGGGGTACCGGAATTAACCACGTTGCCAAATTCATCTTCAAAGTGTGGGACACCAAATAACATATGTGTCCGATTATGACTACCAACTCCGTATTTTTCCTCGATGATTTCATTTAATCTATCATCACTGACTGGAAAATCATTGATGTAATCAAATCGCTCATTGATTAACATCAGAACCCAATGTAAATTTGGATCACCATATAATTTTTCTGCGATCACTTCAATTCTTTCATCATCTATAATATCATAATAGTCATAGTATTGAATACCAGAAATTATCTCTTTAATAATTCGGACATTGAGTACAATATCTTTAACTGCACGAAACTCTGGTCCATTTCTAAATGTAGTAAACGGATATACTATAACAGGGAATGATTTAAAGTATGACATTAGGCACCCGATTTGTTATATGGTGATGTTTCCTTAGTAGCAACATTCAGTTCTCGGAATTGTAATTGCATATTGATCTGAGTGGGCATACCATTCGGGAATGTATTAAAAATACCCATTGGGGAATAAATAACTGACATATTAGTCAATACCGCTGAAAATTGTTTTTCCAGATACTCATTCTCTTTATCACCACGATAATACTTCACATCAAACTCTGATGGGAATAGATATAAGAACTGATTCTGATCGCGGAATTCCGGGAGCATATGGTGTCTAAACTTCCGAATGATATTCAGAACATTTGCAGCTTCCCGTTCACTCTTTGGGGCAAACATATAAAAGAAGGAAAAATCCCTAAAGTTAACTCTGCGGAATAACTGTTCCATCTTAGACTGACCGGGTGTTGTTCTCAATGCCATCTGTCGGAATTCGGATCCCTCAAATGCTTTTTTAGCAACAAAGCTCCCACCGAGTTGAATTGCACGTTCAATCATACCGGCATTGTTGACATTATTTGCGCCAGTTAGGATATCAAGACCATTAGCTGCTAAGTATAGGTTGGTCATATCCTCTTCACTGTATTCTGCATTCCAGCCTGTACTCAATTCGTTTGGTACGTATAGACTAATAGCCGTCACTAGACGTTTCATTGGCAAGGCTACATTTAGTGTCTCCCTAGTACCCTCAAGAGGGGCAGCAGCTCGTGTCATATCAACCTGTGACCGATTAAATTGATCCCGGGGAATATCGCGGACACGGGCGCCACCTTCCTGACGGGCAATCTTACCCTCACCAGTTACATTGATGAAGAACACGATTTTATTCCCGCCATATTCTTTTGAGGTGTCTAGATCAATTGGAAATTGATGTGCAGACACGTCGTACTTGTTTGACTGATTATCTGAGACTTGACTTTGTGTGCTTCTTGTAACCATACTGATTTGAACTAAATAGATTATGGACTATTTAGTTTGAGGAAAATGCCAAAATATAATCAGGGTAGATTTACACCAAAAAGGCCGGAGAAATATGTCGGTAATGTAAATGAAATCATTTTTCGGTCCTCGTGGGAACGCAAGTTTCTACAGTGGTGTGATGATAATCCCGGTGTCATAAAGTATGCATCTGAGGAACTGATTATACCTTATTATTCACCAGTAGATCAGAGAATGAGAAGGTACTTTGTTGATTTTGTGATAATGGTTAAGACTAGAACTGGTGAGATCAAAAAGTTTGCGGTTGAGATTAAACCCTCAGCTCAATGTGAACCACCTAAACAGACTAAAAAAACCAAACGATACTTGACCGAGATGGCTACATATGCAACTAATCAGGCTAAATGGGAAGCCGCAGATGAATATTGTAAATCAAAAGGTCTAGAATTCCTTGTATTAACTGAAAAACATCTATTCTGAGAACATAAACATGGCAGTTGGAGCAAATCGTAGAACATCATTTGAGTTATACCATATCTCACCGAGTGATGTTATAAGAACACGGACATGGTTCGATGAGCAAATTAGGCATTTATCCACTAAAAAGGTTACACCAAATAGACTAATGATGGGCGCTGGCGGCGCAGAATTAACTGGTACTCTATTACCCGGTAAACTGTATTTCTTTTATTATGACCCAAAATATAAAGAGACATTACCGTACTATGATCAGTTTCCTCTGGTATTACCTTATGACAGAGATAAAACTACATTCATTGGATTGAACTTACATTACTTAGAATATAAACCTAGAATGGAATTGTTTAAAGCTCTGGCTAAGAATCACGGGCAGAATATGATGTCTGAGTCTGCTAAGATCAGATACTCATGGGAATTAATTAAGGGGGTTTCAAAAACAAGTCTAGCCCAGGCTTGTATTAAACGGTACCTGTTCGAACATGTTAAATCTCCCTACCTGGCAGTCCCAGAGGAATCTTGGTATACAGCGATGCTGTTACCAGTACAACGGTTTGCCAAGGCCACAAAAGAACACGTCTGGCGCGACTCGGCACGCCATACAAGCTGGTAATTAATATGGCAGGTTACGCATCATTAAATCAATTTATATCCCATGTCAAACAGCATGGGATGCTGACCGCATCTCATTTCCATGTTATCATCGGCGGTTCTCCAGGGGGCGAAATTAATACTCGGGATGTCATGATGATGTGTGAATCGACCAACTTACCCGGATTAAACATTTTCACCAATGAGATTAGGATCTTTGGTGAATCAAGATCAACTCCATATAGTATATCCTATTCTGAATTGTCAATGAATTTCATTCTTGATCGAAGTTTAAAGGTCAAACAATATTTTGAAGATTGGACAAATCAGGTATTCAATCGTGAGACAAGAAAATTGGGTTATTATAATGATTACACCAAAGATATTGAAATTTACATCTCAGATCGTACCGGAAAACCCGCTCATGCATTAAAGCTATTTGAATGCTATCCTAAATCAATAGGTGATATTGGATTAGATTATAATTCACATGATATATTAAGATTACCTGTACAGATTGTCTATAAGTATTGGGAAAATATACATGTAGGTAATATCAATAACCGTAGAAATACTATATTCAATCTAGCTGGTGGTAATATACCAGCCGAGCTTTCATTGGCACCAGGAGAATCAATAGTCACGGGTAATCCTGGCGGTGGGATCAATCTCGATTGGAGAGATGAACACGGGCGGCCTCTAACTAGTGCTGGGCTTGGTATATCTGGGTCATTGCCAAGATTATTCAATAGTGCATCTGCTGCAGCCAATTCTAGTTCATTACCAGCAACCGTCGGTTCGAACATGAGTGGTCTGAGTGTGTTTACAAATAATCTTGGTTCTGGTATAACACAGCTAGGTCGATCGTTATCAGCGATTACAGCGCCCGTCTCTGCCATAAGCGGTGCGGTAGGTGGTATTGCATCTACATTAGGGCAGTTTGATAATACACTTAATGCAATGGGAATTGGTCGACCATTCTCACATACTGTTAATAGATTAAATGGTATATCTGGTTCAATAGCAGTGATATCAAGTGTTAATGGTGTACCAGGACAGCTATCCAGCCTAGGTGGGGTCATGACTGGGGCATCTGGGGCATTTAGCCAGACGGCGCGCGCCCTTGAATCTGTCCCGGCTGCAACACAAAGATTCAGAGATTCATTGAATAGAATAGGCGGATCATTTTCTACAAATGGTTCAGTATTAGCCAACGCATCAAATCAATTACAGTCTGATCTGGAGAATTCACCATGAACTTCAATGATTGGATTCAGAATAGGTGGAGACCAATTACAGCAATCGTGTACTTGGTTATTTGCATGTTTGACTTTGTTATTTTTCCAATTGGATGGGCATGGTTCTTGTTTTTTGTCGATGCTGTAGATAAAACTATAGGCTGGACACCACTGACTCTACAGGGAGCCGGTATGTTCCATTTATCATTCGGTGCCATATTGGGAGTCAGTGCATTTACTCGCGGTCAAGAAAAGGTTCAGAGATTGAGGAATGAATCCCTGTATGAGCACGAATACATGCCAGAGGAGAACACAGAACAGTCAAGTCGCCGTAGATTTGAACCACCACGGAGAAATAATTATGAGTAGGAAAATATCTGATGTGTTTGATGTAGAACCAATCCGAACACATATATCATTACCCAATATACCGCTAGACCCCAGTAGTGGGAATGAAAGTGTCATAGATGATGCAGAGATAGCACGGAACAACATTCGTGAGATGCTCGATGTTGGTAATAGGGCACTTGAGCATGCATATGAGGTGGCAATACAGTCTGAATCCCCTAGAGCATATGAGGTGTTATCGACGATGCTCAAGACTATGTCCGACATGAACTCCCAGTTAATGGATATCCATACCAAGAAAAGACGGCTATTATTTAGTGAGACAGAATCTCAACCAACAAACACAACGGTGACGAATAATGTAGCATTTGTTGGAACAACATCAGAACTTAATAGACTAATCATGGAAAAACTGAAAGCGAGCAAAGAATGAAACTATCTGAACTGAATTCAACCCCGCGGTACCCAGTTGTTATACCAAGTACCAATAAAAAAACAACATATAGACCATTTCTGGTTCGGGAAGAAAAGGCACTGTTGACTGCCCAAGAGTCAGAGGATATCCAGACAATGATCGCTACAATGGACAATGTAGTTCGTAACTGTCTTGCTAATCCACCAGATAGATTAACCACATTTGATCTTGAATACCTAATGACACTAATTAGAGCCAAATCAGTCGGTGAGCATTCCGATTTGATTTTTAGCTGTGATAAATGTAATGACCCAAATGCCAAAGCTCAGGTCAGTATTGATTTAACTAAAGTTAAAGTATCCAAATCGGATCATAGTAATAAGATCAAACTACACGACACTTTAACTGCACAATTAAAATA